CTGAATCGGCCTCAGGGGTTGAGGCTCCCTCAGGCGTTCCCTCTGCCGCCCGACGTTCCCGCTCGGCCAGCATACTGCGGAGCTGGTTGTACTTCAAACCCTCAAGACCCTCCCGCTTGTAGCTGTTGTCAATTGTCAACAGTCTGTCGATGATTTCATTCGCTTTCATTGCTTTCTCCCTCCATTTGTGTTTTATCGTGCAATTGCGCAAACTGTCAGTGTAACTCGCAATCGTGCGCACGATAGCGCGATCGGCCTTTACAGTTTGCAACTTTCAATCACTATTCAGTCAATCAACGATTGACTGAATTTTTGTTTAACGCACTTGCTGAACACGTCTAATCAAATCATTAATTAGACGTTCGACTGAAGCTATTTACTTTGTCAAATCTATGATCAGCTTCAACGCACTTCAAATAACCGTCAATTTTTACATAATTAGTCATTTTTTGTCTCCCTTGTTGATTGACTGAATAGTGATTGAAAGAGATAAGCGACAAGTGAACTTCTCTCAGAGCACAAACAGAATTAAGTGATTAAATGAAGTCAAAATCAGTGCTTTTACAGTTCGGACAGTGTGTCGCATAACTAAGCTTTTTGACTTTGAACTGTTTTGAGCATTCGCAGCAAACGAGACTTACAAGCTCGTACTTTTGACAGTTGCGAATATACTGTTCGCACATCGTTCTGTTTTCGAAGCGTGCAGCGTCTTGTTTGTCAATCTGCACATAAAAGCTGTCATGCTTTGCTACAATGTCATATTGTCTTGTCATAATGAGCCTCCTCTCATAGCTTGTGCTCTGAGAGAAGTTCACTTGTCGCTTTTTTGCTTCTCAGCTTCTGAACTTCATTTAGTCAATCAGCTTGTGCTTTGTCTCGTTAAAAGTAGAAGTGCACTACAATGCATTCATTAAAAGCGTGTCGCTTTGCATACTTTGACACATACTGAAAGTTGTAATGATCAGCAATGATAGAACAGATGCAGTCTAACTCTTTCTCTGAGTCAGTCTGCACGTCATAGAACTTAATCGACTTCATTTGCAGATAACATCGTTTAAATGTTATGTTGTGAGCTTTCAAAACGTGAGAGATTGCAAATGCTTTTACTTTGAAACGAGCTAGCATGTCACAAATTGATTTTTCGTTCATTTCGTTCTCGCTTTCTGTGTTTAGTCAAACACAAGTAACAGTTGTTTGATCTTTCGACAGTGTATCCGTGTCAGTTCTTCAAATGTCAAGCTGTCTTGATATTTCTTTATAAAGAGTAAGTTGTCTGTCACTTCATCGAAGTAGCAAACATAAGATGCTTCAAGCTTGCTTTGTTCAAGCTTGAACGTCAATCGACCCCGACTGTTAAAGTCGAAAACTTCATCGATTTCGAGTAGTCTTACAGTAGTTTTCATTTCGTTCTCACTTTCGTTATAGAAAGATTGCAGCAATTACACAAACTGCAAGAAAGTGCACAAAGATCAAAAACATTGTGACTTGCAGAAAGTATAACATAATGTCTCGCTTTCTAAGCTGATTGACTAAATGAAATTCAGAAGCTGAGGCGGAGGCAAGAAAGTAAGAAATGTTTTTTGTCTGCTCTGCCAAATCGTCGTCGCAAGACTAAAAATCACTTGCTACTATTTAGCATTTTAAGCTGTCTTATGACTCGTCAAACTGTTACGCTTTGACGTCATACGCTTTGCGATCTTCTGCATTCGCTGTTGTATCTGTGCAGCTACATAACAGTGTTTAATGTCACTGTTGCTGTCTCGTCTGACAGTCTGAAATGAACTAATCACTAGATGTTCGCATTATCAGTGCTACTGACTATGTTTTCGTTCAAGTAAGACACAACAAAGTCAAGCAGAGCAACTGCTTGACTTGACTGTCAGTTGAAAACTACGCTCTGCACAGCTTCACTCTTCGATTTGCAAGCGTGAGTCACGTCTATTTTAAAGATCAGACTTGCTACTGTGTTTAGATTTGCACTCAAGACACGCTGTCAGTTTGCTTCACGCTCTGAGAAGCGTTCTGACAGCGTGCTCTGCTGTCAAGTTGTCTTGACTGTCTGTTAGCTGCGACTGTCAGTCTAACAGACTTTTGCAGAGCGAATCTGATTAATGTATCGCGCAACGTCAGTGCAGACACAATGTAAGCAAGTGAAAAAGAGCGAGTTGAATGAGCGCAAAGCGCTCATAGACTGTTACTGCAAATCTCGTGCACAAACTACAAAGAAATGAAAGAAAATACAAAAAAATATATCTAATCAATTCAGCTACTTGCAGCCCTAAAAATAAGAGAAAAAGTCAAAATTTGTCTAAAACAGCATTAGTCTCATATTTTAATTTGATACAAAATCGTCTCACTAAAAATATGTAATCATTTCAGTGTTTTATCTATCGTTAATTTGAGACACAATTATGAGACTATGATACACTTATGTAATCATTTACATATTGTCTAAAAAGCTAAATAAATACAGTCAGTTGCAGTATGTAAAAAATGTTACAAACTATGTAAAAAATGTTATAGCGACCCGTCTTAAAACAGCTAAATAAATCTTGTTATCGAAAAATGTGTTTGTATAACAAAAAGTAATACCACTTGAAATAAGCGATGTTCTCTAAGCAGATACACAGCAGTACTCGCTCAGAGAGAAGATCGCTCAGAACGCGGCACAGCACGTCTCCTCAAACAGTATCACGATACTATCGACTTGTATCTCAGCAGTCGAACAGAAAGCAGAAAATACAGAGGGTAGAACACGTTTAAAATAAAATGATTGCATTCTCATAGGGTTTTGATTATCAATGCTTTTGTCACGCAAACAGATGTATAAATGCTTTAAGTATCAGAGTATTTGGGAAATGCATAATACACAAGAAAAAATATTTTAGGGAGGTAGTGATGCGCGTCCCGAAACAACTAGAAGATAAAACACTTCAATACCTACAATCACGCAAACAATATTGCGAGTTAGGGTATCACGCAATATGTAGCAAGACCACGCAAAAAATCGTGCGAGTTGACATAATAAATAATTATCAGACACTACATAATATGTTATCCCCCCTGCTTCTGCTTCAAAACGCGATGACGAGCGGGCTGTGGGGCCCCGACCATAAAATTTTTTGTAAAACCTCTCACATAGAGTCCAGGAGCTTAAAGAGCATACCATCCAATGACAAAAGAAAAGAACTATAAGAGGAATACCAATAGGAAGATAAGGGAACAACAGACCATTAAAAAACAGTCAAAGCAAGTTCTTTATACATAGAAAGTTGAATTTAAGTTTATAGGAATTAATGATCCTATCATTTTATGAGCTGTTTCTGTAAAGAAAGGAGGAGTAATTGAAGGATTATAGAAACCACATAGGAAATGTAGTAAAATGCACCACAGATAATCCCCCAGATTGTTTTATGAACAGCTTGGACTCTTCTGGTAAATGCATTCATCGTGGGGATCACTTTGATTGTTTCTTTCGGGAGAACTGGGAACAACAGCTTTGCTTCGGGAAAAGTAGAGTGGTGGTGGAGTCCTTAGAAGGCCCCGGCATGAAGATTGAGCTTAAGGAAGTGGTGTTGTGGAGAGATGGAGACAAGATTCGATTGGAGGGAAGGGTGTCGGAGATTGCTTGGATTAAACTACAAAAGGTGATGTTAGGGTGATAGTATATATACTATTAGATTGAAGCGTACAAGAAATTGTATGGAGAGGTTTTTCTATAGTATATATACTATAGAAAAAGGTGGGATTAATGGAAGAAGAAATTGAAGTTGTGGATTGTAAGATATCCTGTGTCTGTCCCAAGTGTGGACGTGAGTTTAGAAAGAAAGAAACTGTCCCAAAGACCATAAAAAGGCTGCGAGTGTATTGTACGCTTTGTCTTTATAAGGTTAGAGGGGTAGATGGTAGAGAATATAAACTATGGGAACCAAAAAACGCCGAGGAGTAATCATGCCGAGAGTAAAAAGAAGGTTGACTGGAGGGATGTATTCCAATAACCAAGGGGGCCTTAGTGTGTCTCGTGGTCCTCTAAAGGATAGTGATGGGAATAAACTGGCTACCTTATACGCTTGGGATGCCATGCCTGATTGTGAAATGGAAGCATGTCGTTGGTTTCAACTTTGTCCCTTTGAGAAATCCCCTGGGCTGAAATGCCGAGTAATGATGTACTATCTGAGGGCTGCTCAGGATGTAATAACGGAGAACCTGCCAGCCGAGATGGTGACTGAGGGGATGACCTATCAAGTGGGAATGCACCTGTTGCCCTTGTATAAGGTGCTGTGCAGGTTGAAGATGGAGGAGATTTTGATCCGTAGTCAGGACGTGGTGTTAGAGAATGCTCGTGGTGTCCGTTATATCAACCCTGTGTATAAGGAGATACGGGAAACCATCAAATTGATACAGGCTATGTGGAGGGATATAGGGTTGAAGAAAGCCCTGACCCCAACAGTTCCCGATGATCCCTTTGCGGGAAGGGATACCTTAGGGAATTATTACGACAGCATGGAAAAGGTAGCAAGGAAAGAGGAGTTAATTAGGAAGAAATGAAACTGATCCGAAAAGACAAACTCACCTCTGTTGATGTTACTACTTATCGTGATGGTGCTGAGGGAATGATCCTTTGGTGTGAGGATAAGGTCTGTGCTCCTATTTATCCGGAGGGGAGCCCTGTTCCTATATGGTTCCCTATGGGTGAACTACCCGACACCGTGAATCCGGAGACGGGGCGCAGTTATAAGAGCATGTGGGAGGAACAGAAGAAGGTCCTTAGGGAGGCACTAAGGATGGAGAATGGTAGGTTTGTTTACAACCTTTTGGTACTTTGTTGGCCTCGTGGGGAGGGGAAATCCTTCATAGTCTGTCTGATTCAGTTGTGGAGGTTCTATAACTGGCCGGAACAGAAGATCATGCTCGGGGCAAACAGCAAGGATCAAATCAAGTTTGTTCATTATGACATTATGAGGGACATCATTCTTAATAGCCCTAAGCTGTTGGCGGAAGTGGGGGGAGATCGAAACATACAGGAAAAAGAGATCAGAATGAAGGATTCAAGAGGGAAGGTGCGATCCATTATCCGAAGCATTAGCACGATGACAGGCATCGTGTCCAATATTACGGGGTATACCTTTAGTGAAATGTTCGATATGAAGAAGCCCCGTTTCTTCACACAGTTGCACGGGTCTATTCGAAATGTCCCCAATGCAATAGGGACCATCGATTCCACCGTCTCTGACAAACTGCATGTTCTCTACACTATATATCAGAACTTTCAGAGAAGGAAGGCGAAGAGGACGTTCTTTAGTTACCGCAGCAGCCCCAAGGGAGATTATCGGGACTACTGGCACCCCAACATGACCCAAGTCCAGTTGAATGACTATGAAACGACTTTCCCTTTTGGGGAGTATGAGAAATACTTTAAAAATCTTTGGAGTGCAGGGAGTGAGAACGTCTTTACGGAGGAGATGATCGAGGAGACTAGAACGATAGGGACAAAAACACAATTGATAGCACATTCTGAGGTTCAAAGGCTGTTGTCGATTAAATGGAAAGCCCTTAGAGCGGAACAGTTTGCTAAGGATAAGGGATTTAGTGAGTCGGTGCAGGAGCATAAGGAGAAGGTATATGAAGCGGAAATTCAATTGAGGAGAGTTAGTGAGGTATATACGTTGAAGGATAGATTTGGGGCACCTACAATGGCTTCCGTAAGTGACCTTGTTAAAATGGGGAATATGTTTGATACGGACTGGTCTATATTAGTGGGAGCGGACTTTGGTGATCCTTATGCAGTGAGAGGGCTGGCGAGAACTATATTGGTAGCAGTGGCGAAGGGGCTTCCGGGAAGTCGAAGCAACCCACTTGCCTATATAGGGGAATCGATTAGCCCGAAATATCTGTATGTGGTTCTCTTGGTGTCCAATGTGAAAGATCATTCGGTGAACAGTGTGAAGGATTTGTTGGATGATATTCATACGGAGTTCCAGGGGATCGACGTGTTTTGTAGTGAACGATGGGGAACTGGGGATATTGAGAAGTTTTGTGAGGAGAGAGATATCAAGTTTGAGGCGATTTTCCCCACCTATGATCGGCAGAAGGATGCTTTTAAGGAGTTTCTTTCTTCGGTAAAAGATGGACGTTATAAGTGCCCTGAATTAGGAATAGCAGGTACTAAGCAGGAGGATATCAGAGAGGAGGAAATGTCGATATTCAATCATGATAGCGACAAGAAATGGTTTGGCAGTCCTGAGAAAGGAGAAAAATTTGGAGTGCAGGATGACTGGATGTTTGCAAATGCTTGGGCTTTATTTGGTGGTAGATTATTGGGGGTAGAGGATTTTAGATCGAGAACAGGAACGGCATTTTTTGGTTGGCATCAAGAAAGTGGAAGTTTAGTGGGAGATTATCGATGATCCAATCATTTTTTTCAAAAATTTGAGTAAATTTTGTTCATTTTTTAAAAAAATAGTTATTTTTTGATCGAAAAATCAGAAAATAATTGACTTTACATAATAGGAGTAGTAGAACGGAATGAAACGCAATCATTCCGTTTTTTTATGGCTAAAAATATGACTGAATTAGATGAGAAGACCTCTGATTGGTTGAAAACAGTTCCTGATGATGTTTTAGAGAATCTCACCTTTTCCTTTCCTTGGCAATATTCAGATGGAACTACGGATACGGATGCTGATGGGTTTCCTACAAGGGTAGCGGGGGCTAAAGAGGATTCAGAAGCGGATAGGGAACTGCTTCAAACCAACTGTTTTTATAAATTCCATCATAATCCCCATGTAAATACCGCCATAAGGGGGATGGTTGGAAGGATCGTAGGATTTGGATTTGAGACTACCAGTGAGGTTTTTGAGATACACCGAGAGATTAAAACCACTGAGCTTGATCCACGCAATCGTCTTTACTATATGTGGCCTAAGTATTTGGCGAGACATTTTATTGAGGGTGAACTATTTTTAAATCTCTCCTTGCACCCCGACGGATTTGTAGAAGTTGATTTTATTGATCCAAGTCTTGTAAATTCTATTATTTTTCATCCAAATAAAGCATTTTTCCCACTTTTTTACATTTTAAATCTCAAAAATGAAGGAAAGAGAGCGGTTCCTTCAATTTTTATCGCTAGATACCCCAATTTGGTCAATAAAGTGCAGGATGATCCTAATCTAAAGGGCTATTTGGGGAAAATTGTCAAAAAACCGGGGATTTATCGAAAAATAGGTGGATTTTATCAATTTATTGTTTGTTTTGAGAAGGGATTAGTAACAAAGCGTTCGGTTTCGTATTTGCAGACTATTTTGGAATGGTTGAATCATTATGAGAATCTAAAAAAGTACGAGATTGACCACAAGAAAAGCAGTGGGGCGTATGTTTGGGCATTTAAGTTTGAGAATGTTCAGGCATTTAAACTTTGGCTTAGTTTATCGGATGATGAGAAAAGAAAGTCGGCTTTGGGTGCGAAATTGTCTCCTGGTAGTCGTCTTTTTCTTCCCCCAGGAATGACGGTTGAAGCAATCAACCCCAGTTTGAATCCTCTTAGGGAACAGGACACGGATATTTTACACATGATAGCGTCGGGGGTAAATGAACCTCTTGACATCCTTTCGGGTTCTTCTTCTTCCCCTTTTTCTTCTGTTAAGGCTTCTCGTGGTCCTATGTCGGACAGGGTATCGGATGAGGTAGCCTTTTTTGATCGATGGTATATAAATGATTTTTGGGGTAGTATCTTCTTTTTGAAGGCGGCAATTGGGAAATTCAAGGATTCCTTTAAGATGAAGGAAGCAGTTGGATGGAAGGACGATAAAACTCCGAAGTTTAAATCAGTGGAATATCGTCCCGAAGAATTGATCGAAGCCACATACCCCTCTTCTGAGATTTCGGAATACGAAAACAGAACGAGGGCCATGTTGGGAGTAAAACATGGCCCCTTGTCGGAATCATTGGGGATTCCTAATTCCGAGGTTGCAAAGAAGTTGGGATTTGGTGGGTATGGTAAGGGAAGACTGAGAAAGGCAACGGAGGACGAAAGATATCCTGAATTGGTTTATGAGGGAGGGGTAGATGCGGAATCAGTTCAGGAGACAGTTGAGGGGGAGAAACCTAAGAATCCAAAATTAATTCGTAAGGAGCAGAAATGAGTATCACAGGATCCTTTTTTAGAATAGGAAATAGTGAGAGGGTAGCATATGGGATTTCGGATGAATTTGATGAAAGTGATTCTCCGAAATTGATCACTGCGGGGTCGGGACTATTTGGGGGGATTATTGTTAAAACAAATGGTTCGGACAATGTTACCCTGTCAATTTATGATAATGGAAATGGGCTGGCTTCTGGAGACAAATTTCTGCCTGCTGATGTATTAGTTAGAGGCACAAAGGATCTTTGGGCCATAGGTGGGCTGGACCTTCCTTATAGTAAGGGTATTACTGTGGAGTTTTCAGGAACTGGTGCTTCTTTCATGGTTTTGTTTGTCCAGAGATAAGAGTAAATGAAAACTTCTATTTGGGCAACTGATGGGAATCTTGTTTTTTCACTTGAAGGGGAGTGGGCTTTTTTTACTACCACTACGACCACTACCTCCTCATCCACAAGTTCCACAGCTTCAACTACAAGCACTCTGAGCACAACAAGTTCCACGAGTTCCACGCAATCCACAACAAGTTCTTCTAGCAGTACGATATCTACCACAAGCACTCTGAGCACAACAAGTTCCACGAGTTCCACGCAATCCACAACAACTACGTTTTCGACCACGAGTTCCACGCAATCCACAACAAGCACATTGTCCACGACCTCGTCGTCTACCAGTACTTCAACATCGTCATCTAGTACTTCGACCAGTTCTTCCAGTACCACTTCATCTAGTACTTCTACAAGTACCAGTAGCACCATGACAACCACGACGGTGTTTATCCCAGGCTGGACAACGACAACCTCGACTACAAGTACCAGCAGCACTACCACTAGTAGTTTTACGACAACTTCAACCACAACGTCTTCCTCCACGACGACAAGTTCTAGCAGTTCTACAGCTTCAACCACCAGTACTCTAAGCACGACAAGCTCCTCTTCCACCTCTAGTACGACGACCAGTTCGACTTCAACCTCTAGTTCCACAAGCAGCAGTTCCACAGCTTCAACCACCAGCACTTTGTCCACGACAAGTTCTAGCAGTTCGACTATTTCAACCACCAGCACATTGTCCACAACAAGTTCTAGCAGTTCGACTATTTCAACCACAAGTAGTCTATCAACCACAAGTACATTTAGCACTACCAGCACAACTGTAACCATCGCAACATCTTCTAGCAGTACAAGTTCGACAGCCTCAACAACCAGTACATTGTCCACTACAAGCTCTAGCAGTTCGACAGCCTCAACAACCAGTACTTTGTCTACGACAAGTTCCACAAGTTCTTCGACAACAACCAGTAGTTCCACTACTAGTTCCACTCTGTCAACGACAAGTTCTACAAGTAGTACCACTTCGTCCAGTACTTCTACAAGTACTTCGTCCAGTACTTCGTCCAGTACTTCGTCCAGTACTTCCACAACTACCTCTAGCAGCACTTTGTCCACGACAAGTACTTTAAGTACCACTTCGTCCAGTACTTCTACAAGTACTTCGTCCAGTACTTCGTCCAGTACTTCGTCCAGTACTTCGTCCTCGTCCTCGACTTCGTCCAGTACTTCCACAAGTACTTCCACAAGTACCTCAACGACGAGTTCAACCTATAGTACTACTAGTTCTAGTACCTCATCTACATCGACAAGTACCTCGACCTCGACCTCGACCTCGACAACAAGTTCTACCACAAGTTCCTCCACTACAACGTCTAGTAGTTCGACCGCTTCCACAACTAGTACAGTGCCGGGTGATCAAGTTACGATGGGTGGAGAGGAAGTTACGATGGGTGGAGAGGAAGTTATTTGGTAAAGGAGAAAGACATGAGAAGATTTTTGATGATAATTTTGATTCTATTGATGACTTCGGGGATTGGTCTTGCTGCGGTCGAAATAGATACAAATGCGGATGATTATATCGATGGTACCAAATATATCTATGGATCGCCTTCGGATACCACGATCCCTCGGTATGATAGTACCAATGACAGGTTGAAGTCCACGGGGATTACTGTGGATGATAGTGATAATGTCTCTGGAGTTGGGACAATTACGCAGGATGCAACGGCGACACCCTCCATAGTATTTCAGGATTCGGATACAACTGTGGAAACTCAGGATGCCGTAATTTATGCCAATGCGACAGATCCTACAACGGATTCGGAGGATGTCGATCTATTTTTTCAGGTTCAGGAAAATAGTGTTCTAACAACGAAAATTCAGATCATTGCAGGGGGGTACATTACTTTCTATGATGATTTGAATCTGAGTGGTACCAATAAGATCAGATATAATGGTACTCTCATTGGAATTGACAATATTGAAGATGGATCAAATTACAAAAAGGTAGCGGCCGCCTATGTTGGTACTGGTGGTGCGATTATTGGTGTCAGAGACATTGACGGATCGGGGGCCTTTGACTTTACGGGGGCAACCGCCACAAGACACAAAACTTTTAGGGACGCGGATGATACCGTGGTAGAACAAGGGGGAACCTATACCTTCACGGCGGCACAGACTTTTAGCGCAGGAATCATAGTAAACGAGGATATTGATATCAATTTGGACGCTGCGGATGAGGAAATAGTTGTGACTCAGGCTTATAACTCCGCAGCCACAATTAACACTGTGATGACAATTGAACAGACAGGAAGCAGTGTAACGGGTGGGACGTTACTTGCCGTGAAGGCTACGGATGCGGATGTTATCAATGTGGCAATTACGGATGCCACCGTTCCATCGTGGTCTTATAGTCCTGTTCTTGGTGTGGAGGGTCCCTCTGAATTTCAGGGTGTTATTTATGCTACTCAAGGTATCGCGGTGGGGGCCTCTCAACAGATTTCAGGAACCACTGCTCTTACTATAGGGGCAGGGCTGGAAACAATTTTAATTAACACTTCTGCTTGGGATATTCAGACAGATGGTACGGCTACTGGATTTACAATAAGTGCGGATTCCAATACCATCAGTAATATAGATGATGGAGAAATAAAGAATGGTGCAAACATCGATCCTGCCAAGCTAAATTTAGGGGCAGGAGTTGCCACTTGGCTCGGGGCTCCGTCCAGCGCTAACTTAGCCACTGCTGTCACTGGTGAAACTGGAACGGGGGCATTGGTCTTTGGCACGTCGCCGGATTTCACAACGGATATTGATATCATTGGTGCTACCCCCACAGTCAACTTTAAAGACAGTGAGCAAGGGAATGACATCGGGGCTTATATTATTGGGAATAATGACGCGGATGAAGGTACGCTAACGTTTTATATTAGGGCTGCGGACACACCGACTTATCAAGCATATATGACGATGACCGGTCTTGGAGATTTGAATGATATTCATCTTGGAAGTGCAAGCTTGGCAATTGATTTAGCGCTTCACAATGGCGCAACCTTGAGTATCTCAGATTCTGCGGACGATACTACTTCCATACTCCAAGTAAACAACGGGGAGAACATACTAACCCTGAGCAACGACTTTCGGATATCTGGTGATGACTTGTATATGAATACAAACACCGCCGGGTATATCCTTTATGCTGATGACACTAACTACAATCCAACCCTGTTAACGACAGCCATAGACAATGTGCTTGCTGCCCAAAAATCTTGGAGGTCAATTGCCGTTAGTGCGTCGGCCTTGATTGCAGATGGCACGAATTGCGAAGACCCGGCGGAGCATACAATCAACAGCGGTCCCAATCTGTACGCCTGTACCTGTGACGGTGCAACCGACGGGACGATGGAAATTGCAATCCCAATGCCCGAAAACTGGGAGGGTGGGGCGTCCAGCGCCATGAAAGTCGGTATTCATTGGATAATGGATGCGGCAGCTGGAACAAATACCCAAACGGTCATATTCCAGGCCAAACTGCAGGCCCGTGGAAATGGGGATCAGGTGGACAACACGTGGACAAGTTCGTATTCAGGCACCACGACATTCGGCGCGTCCGAGTCTCAACATGATACTTACTATACCGAGATTACGATTACCGAGGCGCTGAGTGGGGCGGGAGGCGATACCCTGTTTGTCTACGTGAACAGGAATGCTGACACGGATACAGACACCCACGATGTGGAAGTGACTGGTCTGAAGATCATGTATAAAATTGACGACTTGGATGAGGACGATTAAGCATGAAAAAACTACTCTTCGCATTGGCAATCATCGCCTTCGCACTTACAGCGCAGGCAGCAGACGTAACCTTTACCTGGGACCATGACGGCCAGAACGTAGATGGGTTCACGCTGTACTTCTGGCAGACAAACCAGCCAACTACGGTTTACAACAAAACCGTATCTGACGGTGCAGCACGTTCAATGCTGATTGCGGAGTATTACTTCGCTCAGGGCATTGAATATAGTTTCGAAATGACGGCTTACAATACTTATGGCGAAAGCGATAGGTCGAATCGTCTGCTGTGGACACGTGATGGCACACCGTTTAGTCCTCCGGCTGACAGCCTACCATCGGTTATGTATATCCGGCCCACCAAGCCTACTGTCATTACAATTGAGGTGCCATAATGTTTAAGAAAATAATGGTATTTTACATTGTCTGTGCGATAACTGGGTTTGCGCTTGGCTACAGTCCTCCACCCGACAAGCTGCCGTCATTGACCCCGGATGCCGCTGCGTTTTTTCTGATTAGTCCACCGGGTGACAGCCTACCATTTACAGGGACTTCACCGCAGGAGGAGGAAAGTGGATGCCAGGGATCATGGTCTACCGCTTGGTCCGTCACCCTAACGGCTAATGGCAATAGCTGGGGTGGGCCACAACTGAACGCACGGCAGGTAATTTTTTCAACAGACACGAGTGCCTCTGGCGCATTTGTGAGATTCACGGTATACGCGAATACAACTCAAGACCTTTATTTAGATGCAATGACCATTGGGGTAAGATCGGGAACATCAGATGATTTCACAAGTACACCAACAGTAGTCACATTTAATTCTGGGCAAACGACGTTGCATATAAGTGCAGGACAAAGCGCTGTTAGCGATGAAATTGAATACGCATTCGATACAGGCACAAGTTATTTAATCGCCATGTGGCACGATACAAACCACAACTATGTCAGATATGGAAATGAAGCATCTGATGTTATGTATTACGACTATGGAAGCGGGAAAACCGATCAAACACAAACTCTAAATGTGAGTTATTCTAATACTGGAATAACTCAAACAGTGAGGAAAATAGAAGTATGTTCAAATCCATAGTTATTTCGATTGTCCTATTTTTCTTATATCAGTTAAATTCTTCGGCATTTATATTTATGGCAGGATCTCCACCTTCTGAAGAACCTCCAGCCACACCGATACATGATCTAAAACTTGAAGAAACAAGTGGGTCATCTTATGTAGTGGCAAATGACGGCACTGGAGCAGGTTGGACAGCTTCTGTTTATCCAATCAATTACTACTCCACAACACATGCTGAGGGATCGTATTCGGCAAATTTAACTGGTGTAGAGAACATATATTCTACGGACGTCTGGACAAGTGACACCATTGACATAAAGATGTGGCTGCGCAGGCAATATTGGAACGATTCGTATGTATGGATGTATTTCTTTGAAATAGGAGATGGAGACGGTAATACGGAAACAAATGAAATGTGGTTTGTAGCGCATAATACTGATGCTGCGATCTGTATTGTCTACCAAGCTGCCGGCGGGCAAAGGGAACGCTGCACGCAGGATATGGGTCTGACTGACAATACATGGTATGCGTTTCATCTGACGATGGACTGTGCTCAAAGCGGCTGGGACACGTTCTTAGAATATGGAACGACTGAAAGTTATGGGTCTACCGCCACTTGGAATGCCTGGAGTACAACTCCAGAAAATCCCACATTTAGTAGTGTAGTTCGCCTTGGTGATCCTAATGCTTTTAATGAGCCAATAAATTATATTGACCATTTCAGAATGGATGATGAATGAAAATCTTGTTTAAGATACTTTGCATGTTATTGATTTCATCCACCGTTTTTGCGGGGACATACTATATAGACTACAATGCGTCAGACGACAGCGGTGCTGCTACTCAGGGTGATCCATGGAAACGCTGTCCTGGTATGGTTGGCTTCTCAGGGTCGTATTCACCCGTAACTGGAGATGTCTTCATTTTTAAGCGTGGTGTGACTTGGCCTGCAGCGGCACTGCCTCTTGCAGTTCCGTATAGCGGATCAAGCGGAACGGAGTATCAATATAAATCTATTGAGGGTTGGGGAACTGGAAACTACGCAATTTTTGATGCACAGTCAACTGATAGTTATGTTGTGACTGCGGTATATGGTAGGAAGTATTTTATTCTTAACGGAATTGAACTCGCAAATGCGACAGTGAATAGTATTTCGGGCAATGGTGATCACGTCGGAGTACAAATCCTAAATTGCTATTTTAACAATACAAATCTTCGACCAGATTTCCAAGGTGGGACCAATCTCAGAATCGAGAACAATATTTTTGAGGGAACCGGTGGAACGACAGTTGAAATAATGTATTCCCCGAACGTAATAATAAGAAATAACGATATAACAGGAAGCACAGGAAGTAACAGTTATTATGCGTTGAAAATAGGCGATGGTTGTACTGATGCCATAATCGAATTTAACTTCATCCATGATTACGCTGGTGGAATAGGGATCGTTTATCGTGACGACTCCTGCAATAGTACAATACGATATAATATTGTTGATCACACGGACTCAGCGGCTGGAGAAGCTTTTTCGTCCTGGGACATACACATCGGCAGCTGTGATGGGGGATATAAAGTCTATAACAATACCGTAATTATAAAGAGCGGAAGGACTGCTTTTGACCAGCAAAATACAACAGGTAACTATTATTACAATAACATAGTTTATTCAATAGATGGGGGTGGAACAGCGTTTCAGGGAAGATGGGGTGGTTGTATGACTTCCGATTATAATGATGCCTATAATGTTTCAACGCTTTATTCTGAACAGGATGGTTGCACTATATCTGGTAAAACACATAATATCACCAGCAATCCTGGACTGGTAAATGTAAATGACTTGCCCGATGGAGCGCAATTGTCTGCATCTGATAGTCTGGCTGTTAATGCCGGTCTTCCATACGATGACTACTCTGGCACAGACTACTGGGGCAATGATATAGTCGGCAACCCCGACATCGGGGCGCATGAATACACAGCTGGAGAAACTCCAGCCTCACCAAGCATGACCGGCATAACGAGCAACGGAGTAACGAGCAATTGAGAAAGCTTTTTTACATACTGGCTATACTGCTATTTGCGGTTGATGTGTGGAGCGCTACGTATTGGGTCAAGGGGACCGGCAGCGGACCGAACTATGTCACCTATAGTTCAAACTCGGACAGTGGCTGCTCAACGGGTGACTGGACTCCGACGACCGACCTTGAGGCGGTGCTAACCACGATAGACGACGGGAATACAGTTTATTTGTGTGATGAGATATTTACGGACGATGAACGCGACAGCGATGGTATTCTGAATTTTCCCAAGAACCAAACAATTATAGGTATTGGAAGTGCTACTCTTAAAATGGATGATGGAGGAAATCTGCATAGAGTGGCACGAATAACCGGGCTGAATGGACTTGTTCTGCAAAATATAATATTCGACGCAAACGGAGACAATCAAACTGCTGGGTATAACTACCCATGTGATATAAGCGGGGCAACCCAAAACCTAACTATAACTGGATGCACATTTAAAAACGCTACAGATGGAGCGTTGAATGAAAATACTGACGCCCAACAAGTAGGTTTACATATCGGATCTGCGTATGGCGGAACAGTTAATGATTTAATTCAAACCTCTATATTTCAGAACTGTGGGGCATGGGGGATAAGGGTATCTACAAATGATGATGTTATTACTCTTGATAATAATGCTGTGTCGGATTGTTCTGGCGGAATTACCGGCGTTGGGACAGGAAGTCTACAATGTGACAGCTTGACTATAAGTAATAACACGGTAACAGGATGGATCAAAGCTCCGTGCATAAAATCAACCGCATTCATCGGCAATGATTTGGTTGTTACTGGAAATTATTGTTATACACCGGCTGATGAAGATGTAGTTGGTGCAGTTGATGACGGATACCAAATGTCATTTGCTTCGGCAGCAACGGGGTTTAGCTTTACCAACAATCGCTACGAAAGCAACGGAGCTGATGGCGATTATGGCATGGTTTTCAACCTCGTCAATGGTCAGGCTGCCACGATAACCGACAACTACGTGTTCGGTGCGCCTTGTACCTGCTTTTATGTGACCGGTGGTGACGGTGCGACCATAACTCGCAATAAGTTAGTTGGCTGCGGAGACGATGCTACCTGCGGTGCTCGGGACGGGATATACCTATATATAAATACAAATCAAAGCAATGAACCGGCTGAAGGCCACAATATTTATGGAAATGTAGTTGATGATTGCTATGGCGGGGCGCGGATGGCTGGTTTAGAAGCTTACGATAGGCCATCCGGTAACAAAATCGTAAACAACCTGTTTCTTAATTTGACCGGTATAGGTCTTGAAACCATTGGCTATGTTGATAGCGACAATATTTTTAAAAATAACATCATAACTCTGGCAAGCGGTGAGTATGTCAATCTGGCAACCAATGGGGTTTTTACAGCCGGATATATAGACACCAATTTATACTACGGCGGAGATGGAAGTGGGGATTGGACAAGTGCCGGAAGCGGATATGACACACTTGTTTCATGGAATGGAACGACAGGACACGATGGAACAAACTCGCAAGTAATTGATCCATCTCTTTCTGGTTATTGTCCAGACGCCTCTGATGACCCTGGCGTTGACCTCGGGGCCGTAACGGGGATCAGTTGGCAGACAGATTTTTATGGCAAATCCCCTTGGAACACAATAGATATTGGAGCCTGCGAATATTGTATAGGTAATCGTGGCAATACATTTTATGGGATACAAATGCAGTGACAGAACAATTCTGCGACACGTGTATTTATGCCCGCAAGGCCGATTCCGCAACACCAATGCCGCTTTTTAAATGGGTAATTGGGTTGATGCTCGGTTTCATGTTAGTTTTGTCTGGATGGCTCGCCAGGTCGCAGGCCGTATTCGAAACACAATACAAAGAGGAAGTCAAGACCGCAAATGAGCTGATAAAAGAGAATAAAGAAATCTTAATCGAACTTCGCGCAAATCAGGCGGTCATTAAATCAGAAATC